CGTCTTACCTAAGCCCATTGAGTCAGTAATGAGTACCCTGCGAGTGCTCAATGCGTATGCCACGCCTGCTCGCTGATATGGCAATAGAGCGTGCCCGTCCTCTAGGTCAATCGGGGTAAGTCCGTCAGTAGCCTGTGATAACTCAATGAGTGCCTCATCTACCAATACAACTTCGTCACGATGTAGTGTCGTGCAAAATGCTTCAAGGTCTCCACGCAAGCGCTCTGTGTCCCAGCGCAGTTCGGGCAAGGTCGTCACACATGGACAGTTGTCGCTGGCGTGATAGGTCTGCCAAGCATTGTCATGTAACGCCAAGAAACCTTGCCCTGCTGACACAGGTTGGTCACACAGCCAGCACTTGCCCTTGCGTGTATTGACAATGATTTTGGTGGCGTGCATTGGAATATGCGCTTGTGACATTTGTCGGGATACAGGTAGTTTGGAGAGATAGTCCAAAAGTTGTTCTGCACCCTTGAACGATAATGTGTCTAAGTCTTGTGCAATCAGCCAATCGTCAAGGTCAGCCTCGTCAATGCCTAATGGCATACAGCGAGATTGCATGGCAGTCAAAATTAGAGACTGCTGTTTTGGGATAATGCCTGTCACGCCGTCAATTCTACGCTCTGCATAGAGTTCGGGTCAAGAGACAGATGTCACACTATTTTAGAGTGCAAGCAATTCACTCCACGCTTCAACACCAACTCCGATGTCTCGTTTCTTGACGAGTTCATAGAGTGCGTCACCTTCCTCTGCACGCACCTTTGGGTCACGCAACGCTTTCAAGTTCCGTATCCAATCTTTTGGACGCTTGGCGATGCGTCCCATTTGGAAAGACTCTTGAAGCGATACATATGAAGGAAGCGCAGACGCTATCCAAGGGATACCAGAAGCGGAATACTCCAGCAACTTGATGTCGCTCTTGGCGTGATTGAACGGCACATCTCGCAGCGGTGCTATACCAACGTCCATGCTCAACAGCGATGGGTAATTCTCAGGGTCGGTGGCTGGGACGTTTGTGACTTGCTGGTAATCAACGCCAACTGCTTCAGCGAACGACGGTGCAGACAAAGAGAACCCGCTGTGCTGAAGTGAAATCTGTGTGGTCGTACTTAGCGGAGCAAGTATTCCACGAAGTATTTCCAAATCCCCACTTCTGTGTGCGGTTGAACCTACCCAACCAACTTTGGGTGTGGTCGTTTCTGTGTGGTCGTATTTTGTAAAACGCCTTGTGTCCACCGTGTTTGGTAGTAAAACAACATCACATTTGGGATTCCATTGAAGGATGCGGTCACGAAGGAAGGGAGTAGACACCGTGATGATACTGCTGGCGCAAACAATCTTTTTGTAGAAGTTGATGTTTTCTTCCTTGTTGTACTTGGGGTGAGATGTTTTCCACGCCATATTGCTTGGGTCAAGACCCCAGTACCAGTCGTCTACATCGTTGATAACTATTTGACCAACAGCACGAGCCATTTTTGTGTGGTCGTCTAATCCCTCGTGCATGAGTCGTTGCGTAAGGATTACATCTACATCCATCATTACATCATCGTCAGTCATAATCTTGAATGAGTCGTAATGCCATACAAGAGAGCCAACAATTACTTCTGTTGGTAGATACGGGATGTATTGACCAAAGCGTGCCCAGCCTGAACCGCCCCAGTGTGGTTGTTTATCTTGTGAACGTGACGCCGATATACGGTCACCACTTGCAATACCGATACGCATTAGTCGTTGATGTTTAGATTACGGGTTGCCCATTTAGCGATGTCAAGACGATTCCAAATTGGGGTTGCTGCAATTTTGATGATTGGTTGTGGGAACTCAGGGTTCTTACGCAGAGCATGGATGCGCTGTTTAGCGATACCCAAAATCTCTGCCACCTCTGCTGTTCCACAAATGTTTTCTGATGCAATTAGTGACATGTTGTTCTCCTGTGTGGTCGTGTTTTACAAATTCCAGTTTCCTAGCCCATTGGACGAGTTGTCCATGAGGTACTTAGCAACCTTAAGGTTACAATCTACATCAAGAAGGCGCTTTAAGCCACCACCACAGACGTTTTTTGTTACCGTTTTCCAACTGCTATTTATCTGTAGAAGTCCTGAGTCATAACTTCCGTTCTTGTTTAGTGTCCATACGATTTTGCCATTACGCCATTTAGCGTTTACTGCCGATGGGTTGCAACGGGATTCACGCCAAGCGATGTACGAAAAGGTGTCCACAGGCTTGAGGTCGTACTGCCTAAACAAGTCCTCAAAATGTGGGCAACGCTTACTTTGGTCTTTTGGTACTCCCTTTTGAATTACCTCTGGCACATCTAGATTCCTCTGTGCCACTGTCACTGCATAGTTTGCTGATGGTATTGCCTCTTGTTGAATTTCTGGGGATTGCACTCCCAATAGTGCTGTAAGCACGACTGATAGGTGTATTGCGACTGAAATTAACGAGCGCTCTAACAATATTCTCTCCTTGATAGGTGGATAAAACAAAAACCTGCAATATTTGGGACCGAGGTCTTGGTATTGCAGGCTTGTTACAAGTTTACCCTATTCAAGAAGTAGTGAAAACCTCAGTTTGGACAAATCGTCAATCGGTTCACCTAATTGCGGTAAATACCCAAGAAATAAACGCTTTTCCATTCTTGTGTCGTGTGCCACAAGACATTCGTCACAAGTACATCCTTGTCTGTATCTTGTATTTGTTCCATGATTTTTAAGTGCAGTCTTTTTTACTTTATCTTTATAAAATACACTGCGCTCGTTTGGCGTGAGTCCACCCCACATGCCCCAAGTTTCATTTTTGCCTTCTTCTAGGCATTGTTCCCAAACAGGACATGTAAAGCACACTTCTCTACCAATTGAGTAGTACTGTTCTGGAGAATCGGACTCCATCGGTGGATACCAAAACTCACAATTAATCTTTTTACAAAGAGCCTGTTCTCTCCAGTCATCTACCCAGTTCAACTTGTTGTCTTCAATTCACTGAGCATTCTGTTTACAGTAGAACTTGTATTTTCAAGTACATTAACAGCATCGGTAAACTTTTTGAATATCAATGTATTTTGTCTTGCTAAATGGTCATTAGTAATTCTTAAACCACGTAGTTCATCAAACATTGTTTCCCATCCATCTACGATCAACTCAATCATGGATAGTCCAGTCTTCTCTGAAACTTCTTTGAGACTGTTTGATGTACGCAAAGCACCAACTAAACTAGACAATGCTTGGTGCATTCGCTGATTTTCAGCAAGGGACATTTTCTCTAACGCTGATTTCATTTGTCAAACTTCTCCAGTGTTTCATCACGACGCACGCAGTCCCAACCACAGGCAGAGTATCCAGCGATGTCTAACCAGTGGTCTTCTTTTGTTGGAGTCCATGACAACCGAGATACTTTTAACAACATCATCAATGCGGCGACATCATGTGGTTCAAGCCATTGAGCGTCACGCTTCTTTTCAATGCGTGAAAGGTACAGATTCCATAACCCAGCAGTCATGGCAAAATCATCTAGTGGGTCTCCGTAATCTTCGTTACGGTCTCCGTCTACAAGTTTTGCGGCTGTGTTAAGGAAACGAGTGCGGTCTGTTGGCATGGAATCTCCCTGTTGTTTATTTGTTCTACGAGTTGTGCAAATTCTACTAGATTAGTGACTCTAGGGGAATTAGGATGGTCAATATTCCAGGGTTGATTATAAAGGACAGTGAGCACACCTGCACCTTTGAGGTCTTCGTAGTAATCCACATGGTCTTCAATAGCCATTGCTGTCCCTGTAGCCACGTGTGCCAACATTGATTTTTTAGACGTGAAGTACAGGTTGTCAGGGACTAGGTAATGATGATGTAACCAATCGGCAGTTTGTTTCCACGCTGTAGTTGGTCGTGCTGTCATTACATGAATTCGTACTTTTAATTTACGAAGTAACTCCCATCCAAGATATGAACCTTGCATTGGGTAATGGGTACTAAACAAGTTGTGAGACTGTGCACCCTCATACAACCAACGATGGAAGGTTTCGTCTTCTATACCCCAATCACGGTAAAAGTTCCATTGCTGTGGCTCTGGGAACTTTCCATCTGGCATGCGAATATTGCAATACTCCCTAAAGGCTTCTACGAATGGGTATACGACCCCATCTAGGTCAATACCAACATCAGTAATAGTTTTAATGGTTGGTTGGGACATAACCCTCATTTGGTATTTTATTCATCACTTCTAATTTGTGGGCATGTCGTTTGGGGTTTTGACAGGTTGGAGCAGTAGATGGGCGAACATACAACCACACACGCATCTGACAATTCGGACACTGGTAGGCGTACATTGGCTTTTTTTGAGACATTACTGTTGTTCTCCCAAATCAATTATTTCGCTGTACATAGCGTCAGTAGCCGCAGGGCTTAGTCCTCCGTTCGGTAATTGTTTTGCCGTTTCCCCTGCTTTAGACCCAAAGAGTCGTGACAATACTCCACTAGAGCCTCGTGCCTCTACCTCAAACCGAACCAAGTCACGGGTGTCAGAGATGTTCTTAAATTTCTCAATGAGGTCAAATACCCTGTCCATTTCAGTAGACAGGCTGGAGTCAAGACCCTGACCTTCTAGTTCTTCAGCAAAGCGAGCGAACATCACACGACCCAACTGCATCTCCACAATTGCCCGAAGTGCTGCCTGAAGTTGGTCTTTAGTACGAATCTCAATTGGCAACTTAAACGCACATTCAGAATGTTCCTTGAAACTAGGACAACGAGAGGCGAGATAACAATTATCGCACTGCCGTAAAGGGTCAGCGTTGTAGCGCAAAACGTTGACCTTTTCAGGCTGTAATTCTATAGATTCCCCTTCATTATCAACGGTTTGTGAGCCTATTGAGGTAATGGTCTCTACCCCCATTACAGGTAATAATAGGCGCTCACTCTCGTGCCGCTTCTCAGGCTGTGGGGTAATAATAGAGGGGTACCCTGAAACCGCATTTGGGGTAGTTGGAGTAGAAGGTGACATAATAATTATGTCGTCGTTTTCGTCGTCATTGTCGTCCATGTTAGTGACCTCATTTGTAGGGTCATAGGCCCCAAATACACGACTCTCGTAGGCTTGCCAAGAACGAATTGCGAGCATGCCAACTGCTTCTACCTCATCATCCATGAGTGACTCATACTGAATTCCTAGACGCTCAATGTCTGCTTTGTGACGCTTCCTTGATGAGTCTTTTTGTTGTGCTGGGTATCGGCGCAAGCCATGACCGTCCCACACTTGTGTCTCTCCATAACGGATAGCGCTTGTCCATGAGCCTACGACTACCGTATCCCATTGGATACCTTCTATAAAGTCAGGCTTAGAGGTCAAACCAACAGCCTTTACAGACCATCGCTGAATTAGCCCGTTAATACGGTTTACGATTGCTGGTGTAATGGCTTTATCGCTGATAGCGACCCGACCATAGCGTTGGCATAGGTGGGCAAGGCGTTCTAGGTCTCCGTCATTCCATACGGGAATATATTTATCTCCTAGCCAGTTTCCGTCATAGTCTGGACGACCAACAATAAGAGTAAGTTCGTCTGAATGCTGTCTCAGGAACTCATCAAAGCGATGGAGGTCTTCATCGTTTTCAGATGTGTACAAAAGTACTTCCCCATGGTTAAACATCTCTGGGAGCGTCAATATCTTTCGTTTAGGGATATTGAAATGGGTTAGGTTTAGGGCGTAACGCTGGACATTGGCAGACACCAGCATTGAGCGATGTGTACCTTTCTCTGCTCCACCAAAGAAGATTTTCATAATGGTAGAACAATTATAGGAGTTCGTTCTCCAACCCACGCACCAAGACAATTGAAATCAATATAATCCATGGCTTCTTCATCGGACATACCATCACGTTCCATGAGTATCTTTACCATGAGTTCCCATGAGTAGACAGCCAGCGTTGGATCGTTAATGCGTTGGGAATACCCAATGATTGCATCATCAAACCCATCCATTAACAGGATGTCTTCTTCTAAATCGGCTAACAATTCCCTATTCAAGTTCCGTCCAAGACCTTTCTGCTTTTAGTAATGCTTGACCATCTATTTCTTCAACTAAAGAATCCCACTGTTTTATTTCCCTGTCTTGATTCCACTCAGGTCTAGCAACATAAGGAACACTTACCAATAGAGATGGTATACCTTCTTTTAAAGTTAGCGCAACCATCTTAGGGTCTACGTCTATATACCAATCAACACGTCCCATCCCTGCATAGATTGCTCGCACACGGTCTAAGCGGTTGTCTACTCCAGTGTCTTGACTGAAGTCAATAGAACCTGCTTTATACCCCTCACGCTTTAACCACTCTGAAATGATTGGGTATTTGTCTTTTGGTATGCCATCAACAAGCACACATATACGACCATTGTATTTCGTAAAGAGCATGTTCCATAAAGTGCGTCCATGTTTACTTGGTTGACGAGCACCTAGTTCTTCTGCTGGTAATGCTAGTACATCGTAAGTAACGATAATCACTAGTCGTATAGCCCCAGTTCAGTGCGCTGGCGATGTGTGTAGTACTCAGCGGCTGGGCAATACATGCAGAGATACTGACGCTTATCTAGTGGGATACCCACTTTGCGTCCAATGGTCTTTTCATCATTGCACCAGTCAATACAACCTTGTGTAGGACG